TCCTGTTTCCCAAATAGTTTCAAAAGAACCTGAACCGATACTAGGATTATATCCAAATTTATTAATCATAGAGTAACCAGGAACTTTACCTTGCTGTACAGCTAAATAAAATGGAATGTCATCAACTGTACTTCCACCTGTTATTGGATTTACATTATTACAAGACATTAGTACCTCGTATTAAACCAACTAAATCTTTCAGTTTCTTTTTTTAAATCATCTTGATATGAAAAATTTAATTCGTTTTTTAATGTAGATAAAGATTCTAATATCTGTCTTTGATTTTCGACATCATATTCTTGTTTGGGTTCAGGTATGTATGCAACTACTTTAGCCATTAGTATCCAGTTCTTCCCATTCCACTTCTGTTAGAAAATGAATCTGCTGCTCCTTTTGCTCCTTTATCTCCACCAGTATTATCTCCTCCACTTGGACCAGTATAATTTCTTTCGGACGCAGGTCTATCCATAAAATTACTTGTATAACCTGATTTCTTTTGAGCATTTAATATGTTTCTAGCATTATTAAATTCAGATAATGTTCTGCTTGCAGCAAATAAATCTTTTAAACTACGAGTTTGATTAAATCTGTTTCTTGCTCGATCAAATCTATTTAATCCGGTTGTTCTATTATAAAAATCATTTACTAACCGAATAGGTGTATTAACTCCATCTATGCTATAAATACCACCTCTAAAAGTTCCTCCTGGACTAAACCTAGAATAAGTTGGAGCTTTACCAAAATTTTCTCCAATACTTCTTATTAGATTCATTGGTGTTGGAATATTTCTTAAAACATCAAATAATTTTGCAATACCTTTTGGTTCCTCTTCAACTAAAGATTCTACTTGTTCTTCATCTTCTTCATTTGCAACACCATAAGAAGTATCAAATCCTAATGATGTAGGTGCTACATCTATTCCCATAATACCACCTGTGTCCCTGTATCCTGATACACCACCAAAAGAAGGATTATATAAATCTGCATTAAAACCAAGATCTGTTTCATTTGGAGTATATGGAGCTATGTCATACATAGTTTGAAAAGGTCGTGCACCTGTAAAAGGTGCAGGTTGATATCTTTCAGTAGTTCGTAATGTACCGAAAGCAGGATCATAGTCATAAAGAAGATCTTGACCATAACCTGTAGAAAGTAATTCTTCAGGTGTATTTGCTAAACTGTATAATCCATATGGTGGCATTATCTTCTCCCGTCCGGTTTAATATCTACTCTTAATGTTCCATAACGCCAAGTTTCACCTATGGCATCATTTTCTATTTTAATTGAAAGCAGTCTTCCTCTTGCTCTAGTATCCACTTTATCAGTAGATGATGTAATTGTAAAGGGACCAAGAGGTGAGCTTGCAGCTGTATTGCTTGGATAATCATTTAATAATAATGTGACTTTTGAATTACCGGTTAATACTTGAAAGTCTGGTACAAATCTTCTCATAGACATAATAAATTCACCATCACCTCTAAGATCAGCGAGTCCAGTTGTGCCTCCTAATGCACTTCTTCTTGCTGCAATGTCAAAATCACCTGATTGAATATATGCATTAATAGAAGTTGTACCTGATGAATTAATTTGATCGGTTCCGGTTTCATGAGCATAGTAAGTTGATGCTCCATATAGATTGGTAATTCCTTGTATATTAAAATTAGGTGTAGCTGTTGAATTATATTGTGTTGCATAAGGCACATTAAATACACCTGTGTCTGCATATGATGATCTAGCTAATGATCCAGTTGTCCAACAGTTTTCTCCATAGTTATAAGTGACACATCTATCAATTTGTGTAGAACCTGATTTAGGATAAAACCAAGTAACTTCATTATATAAAGTATTATGTTCACCATAAATAATTTGTGATGCATCATAATTAATTCCTAAATTATCTCCTGTGGTTGTGAATACAAAATCTTCTACTAAACAAGGTAATGCTTTTACGGTACCATCAAATACAAAAAATCCACCTTCACCTGACATCCAGAATATCATACCATTAGAATAACTAACTGCATTTTGTCCAATACATCCACAGTTGGTTCCAACTTGTCTAACACTAAATGTAAATGGTGGTCCAACAAATTGAATAACATATGCTGCACTGTCTGTTAATACAAATACATAATCCTTACCTTGAACAGCCGCTACAATTTTATTTCCTGTATCTAGTCTAAATGTACCTGCAGTGTTTGTTGCTGTTGGTTGATAGGTATTATAATCTTCTTGGTTTGAAAATCTTATAAACATTGGATCTTGAGTTGTTGAATTTCCAATAGTTGTTTCAGTTCCAAAGTGAAATAAATGTCTATCTCTATCCGATACTAAAGTTAATCTTGATGCAGTTGGTGCGCCTGACATAACTGCTGCTCTATTATCTCTTGGATTAGATGCTCCTGCATCCCAAGTAAATGTTCTACCATTATGAATAGTTGCAATTAATATTTCTCCAAAGTTATCAAGACTCCAGATTCCTGGATCCAGGATCACGTCACTTGTTGTACGCTCCGTGCCCCAGGTAGAATCTCCCCATAAGTATGTACCCCATCCATAACCTGCTGTTTGAAATGTTGGACCAATAGTTACATATGGATCAATTTGTGCTGAACCTGTTCCTGAAGTTGTAGCTGCAGAGTTAGATGGCATTGTAATGTCAAATGCATTTGCAGTTACATTACTTATTTCAAATGTGTTTTCTGTAAAATCTGTTGTTGCATAACCTGATCCTGTTGGAACAGTAACAGATGAAAATGTTACATATCTTCCAGAAGATAAACTATGAGAAGTTTTATTTACAGTGATTGTTGAAGAACCAATTGTTGCATCAAAATCAGCTCCAGTAATTCCTGTATCTAAAGGTGTGATGTCATAAAACTTATCACCATAATATAAAAACAAACCTTGTGATGTACCGATTGCTGCATATTTTTCTCCTGCTAAAGATGTCCATGTATGTTGTGCTCTAGCTGCACCTGGAAGAGTTTCATTATCAATAGTTAATTGTTCCCAACCACCTATTTTTTCTGGAAGTCCATATCTAAATCTAACAAAATCACCATCAGTCCATTGAGACTCAGCTCCTGATTGTGTTATCTGTTTATTAAAACCGGGTTTAAACTGTAGTTTCTGAAGCATAGTACCTCATTATATATGCTTTTTATTATTTTGGTAGTATTATATTCCAATTTAACTCGTTTATCAAATTGTCTAAAGACAATACAGTTAAGGTTCCTTTTTTCAAAAGGTCTTGAATTTCAAGCATATCTATTAAAATCCATTCTTTTTTTAGTTCAAAAACCATTTTATCTGCTTTTGAAAAACTATATCCAGCTTTAGCTGGTTTTCTTTTATACTTAGTATCCATATTTCTAATATCAAATTTTAAAGTTTCATTGGATCTATTTCTAATTATACCTTCTACATGCCAACACTCATTTTTAATTTGAGTTTTATTTGCATACTTAATAGAATTTTTTTCTAAATATTTTTCAGCAAATTTTTTTATCATTTAAAATTAGGTCCTGTTATCCAAAATACTAATGACCATCTTTCTCCTTTAGTTACAGAAGTTACTTCATGTAAAGTATAACTTGGAAAAAGTATACATGTGCCATGTTCTTTATTTGCTTTAAATGGTTCATTAATATTACCTGTATATAAATTTAAATCTCCACCTTTATATTTTTTAGGATCGGTTAGTTGAACCGATCCTGATAATTTTCTAATAAGAAATCCTGGAGATCTATCAATATGAGTTTCATATTTACCTCCTGGAGAAGGATAATAAGTTAGTTGTAAACCTTCTACTAAACCTGTTAAATCAAAATTAAAATATTTGTGATTTAATTCTTTAATAACGGGATCTAATTTTGCAAATATCCATTTAGTATCTGGATTATTTCTTATCCAACATATTTTAGATTTTCTAATATCTTTATTTTTATGTTTATGAAAAATTTTTGCAAAACCTAATTTATTTTTACCCAATTGAATAATTTTATCACATTCTTCAGGTGTAAATAAATTGTTCCAAAATGCATAGTCTGGTTTTTGATCAATTTCAAATTGCCAAATACCACCATCAATAATATTATCAACTTTCATAATTAACTTTCTAACAAAAAATTTTTAAAAGTCTATACTAGACAGCGTAATCAGGATCGTTTATTTCACCGTTTAGAGATTGCTCCCTTGTTCCTAAATATACCCATGAAATTGTATCTTCATTCCATTTATATATATCTGATGTAGGCGCGCCTAGTTGTGCTTCTAAAGATACTGGTGGGTCCCAAGTTATTTTATCTGCATTCCAAACCCATGAAGGAAAAGGTTTTGGAGGCATAAAATAATTATTCTCTGAATCATATGTCCAACCTTTTCCAGGA